TAGTAAATGGTATCAGGGAGTTCAGGGTCATTTCAGGTTCAGTCAAAGAAAAGATTATTAATGGTTATAAGTGGATTATGCCAAAGGGAGTAATGACATTAGTCCCTGAACAAGTCTATGAATTGATATCTAACGAGCTTAATATCATGGCTAAGATTTCCAGTAAACAATCTATTGATAGGATTGATCCTCTAACCGGCAAAACTGTCAGAGATGCTTTAAGTTAGCTATTGACATTATAATTTAACTCCAGCATACTAATCGCTAGTTAGACCTATTGGAAAAACCAAAGGCACTATTTCTGTAAAGGAATGGTGCCTTTTTTTATTATAAATAATAAAGAGGAATGCAAAATGCCATTTACATCAAGATCAACCATCACTGCAGAAGTTAATAACTTTTATGACAGAACTTTATTAATAAGAGCAGTACCAAATTTCGTACACAATAGATTTGCTCAAGTTAGAGATATTCCACGTATGGGTGGTACTAACGTTATTAAGTTTCGCCGATATGGTAGCTTAACAGCTAATACCACACCTTTGGTTGATGGCGTTACTCCAGATGGAACTTCACTCAGTATTACTGATGTGACGGCAACCGTCCTGCAATACGGTGACTATGTGACTTTGACTGATAAACTTCAGATGGAAACATACGATCCTATTTTAACTGAAACTGCAGAAATTCTTGGAGAGCAAGCCGGAGATGTGTTAGACCAACTCTGTAGAGCAGTCTTAGCAGCTGGAGCATCTAATCAATACGCCTCAACCGCTACCAGCACCGCTACTATTTCAAGTGGCATGAAATTTACTCGAGATGAAGCTAAGGAAGCAGTCCGAACTCTCAAGAACAATAATGCTAAACCAGTTACTTCCATGATCAATCCAGGAACAGGATACAACACCGTACCTATGAACGCAGCGTTTATCGGTATCGTACATCCTTTCACGACCTACGATTTAGATAATGCAACAGGTTGGATTCCAGTTGAGAAGTATGCTAACAAGTCAGATGTTATGCCTGATGAAGTTGGTAGTTTAGCAGGAGTTAGATTTATTGAGACATCAAATGCTTACACTGTAGCTGGTACCTTAGTTACCACAGTTTACGGCACATTGATTTTCGGTAAAAATGCGTATGCTCAAACTCGTATTTCAGGAGAATCATTAAAGAATATCGTTAAGCCACTCGGTACGGCCGGATCAGCAGATCCTTTAGATCAGAGAAGCACATCGGGCTGGAAAGCTAGCTATGTTGCTAAAGTGCTTAATGCTAACTTTATCATCTTAGTGGAACACGCAGTATCAGCATAATAAAGTAAAAATAACGGAGGGCTAGATTAAACCCTAGCCTTCCATAAAAAAGAAAGAAAAAACAAAATGCCAGTAGTAAGCACACAATCACACAGCCAGGTTAGAAACACAGCAGTTGGTAGATATTTAACTGATGCAACAGCAGCGGCCATCACAATCACTTGTGGATTTCGACCTCGCATAGTAACAGTTATCAACAACACTTCTTCAGATTCTTATGTCTGGGTAGAAGGTATGGCAGCAGCTTCAGCATTTAAAACAGTTGCAGCCGGCACCAGTTCAGCAATTACGACTCTTGGTATCACCGTTGCCGAAGATGGCTTTGTAATCGGTTTAGATCTTGATATCAATGTTATCAATGAGCAACTATCTTGGATTGCTGAGGGTTAATAAGTAAACATAAATAGCAATTACTGCCTTTTCTAGGCTGGTAGAAACAAAAAAGGAAAATATGAGCAATTTTAATTCTGCATCTTTAGGAAACTATGAACTAGAAAAAGTCCTAGAGTATCTCGATAACAAAGGTTCTGTTGGTTTAACTACCGGCAATGTGTATGTAGTTATTCCATCAACTAATGCGAATTATAATGAGTTCTTTAATAAGTTTCAAAAAACCAACTTAGACGGAACATTCTTAATTCAACCAACTTTAACTGCTGCTATGACAGCGTGTACCGCCAATAGAGGAGATTTTATCTACCTTGCACCAGGATTTACTTTAACAGTTACCTCAACTGTGCCAGCGTTAGATAAAGCAGGAGTTACTATTGTAGGTATGGGAAATGGCTTAAGCCGACCAACGTTTACTTACGGAGCAGCAGCAGCAACTATCAATGTTTCAGCAGCCAACATCAGAGTATTGAATTGTCATTTTGTCGCTAACTTTGATAATGTAGCAGCAGCATTTACTCTAGCAGCTGCAAAAGACTTTGAATTAAATAACAACACATTTGATGATGTATCAACAATCTTGCATTACTTGAGTATCGTTGTCACAAACGCTACAGATCAAGCAGCTGAAGGTCTGAAAGTAATTGGCAATAGATGGAATGGCCTAGCATTAGCACCAAACGCCTTCATTTCAATTTTAGCAGCCACAGACAGAATTGTTGTAACAGACAACATTGTCTACATGGATGCTACTAATGATGTAGGACACTTCATGACTCTAGCAGCCAAGATTCTTTTAGAAGCAGAAATTAGTCGTAATGTTCTCGTAGTAGTCGGAGCATCTGGCGCTACAGTAGGTATCTTCCTTACTGGCTCAGGCACCACCTCAAAAGGTGTTGTTAGAGGCAATCGAGTGAGTTCTCTTGATACTACGACTGAATTAGTATTTACAGCAGGAACCGGCTTAGTGTACTTTGACAACCTCTACACTGGCGTTGCAGATAGATCTGGTTATGTCTTGCCAGCTATTGACTCAGCAGCTTAATAAGTAGTTAAAAATATATAGGGGTTAGGTATATAAAAATATCTAACCCCTTATTGGAAAGAACACGTGCCAATCGAAAACAAACCCACATTACCAACAGATTCACAAAATAACGTCATTTTCGACTCTTCATGGGGTCCATTTAGATGTGAAAAGCTAGTTACCTTCTTGGGTGGAACTACTAATGCTTGGGGTCATGACACAGGAACTAGAGATGGCGGAGCATTATTTCATGTTACCGGAACTGTCAGGATGCGTATTATCGGCATTGTTGAGTCTACCCTAGTAGGTGGGGCAACAGTAAATGCAGGAACTTTAAAAGACGTATCCGGATTATTAACTCAAGTAGCAGATGCAACAACATTACAAGTCAATGAGATTTGGCATGATGCAACTTCAGATGCTAGTATTGAACTCTCTTCGGTTGCAACAGAAAAGATTGTAGCCAATGGCCTCGATGTTTTACTCTATAATGGAACAGCCAACATTACGGCAGGTGCAATTAGATTCTTAGTATCTTGGCTACCATTATCAGAAGGATCATTAGTCGAACCTTCTGCATTGTAAAGGTGAGTTATGACTCCAGTTGAGTTTGCATACCATGTTAGATTCATGACTCGAACCACATCAGGAACATTCACTGATGCGCAGATTCTCGCTTTAATGAAACTAAGACAAGACGAAATCGCTCTTGCTATACTTGATGTTGATGAAGATATTTTACTTATTCCTCAATATACAAACCTAGTAGTATCTAGTATTACGGCTAGAGAATACCCACAACCTCCAGATATATTATCAAGAATAAAACGTGTCGAGGCTAAACTAGATGGAACTAACTATATTGTATTGAACGAGTTTGACGTTACCTCATACAGAGACTCTATCTCAACAGAAGCAAGTATCATTGCTAACTTCTCCAATCTAGAAGGAGGGGCATTTTTTGATATAATAAGAAAATCTATTTTTATTTATTCAGGAACTCTTACAGCAGTTACAGACGGCCTCAAGATATTAGTTAATACATATCCGGCAGCTATAACAGATCTAGCGCTTAGTTCAGATCTAAGTCAAGATCCTTCAACTACAACTCATGGTATTCCTAGAGCCATGCACGAGATCTGGGCTAGAGGAGTTATTATTGATTACAAGTCTAGTAGAGAAAAACCAATCCCATTAAGTGAGCGTGAGTTAAGCTACGAGAAAGATCTAGGGAAAAAAATTAAGGCACTAAAACATGGTAATCTAGATAGAGAAGTAATTGGGGAATTACCCGATGCCTCAGATAGAGGTAATGATGGTTTTGATTATTAAAGGATTATATGGCGTGGAGTAAAACAGCTAAACCAACAATCAGTTTTAGTAGGGTAGCTAAACCATCAATTGCAGATAACTTTGTATTTCAAGATGGTAATAACTTTGTATTTCAAGATGGTAATAACTTTGTGCTTGATATTAATATAGGAATCGACTGGAATAAAGTAGCGAAACCAACATAATATGCCAGATCAAAAACTAACCGATAGAACTGAACTAACAGCTTTTGCAACCGGCGATAAGGTTCATGTTGTAGATGTATCAGATACCACTGACAATGCGCAAGGTACTTCTAAGTGGTATCTAATCAGTACCCTATCAGGGTATTTAGCATCTTTAGCTCAAACCCTCACTAACAAAACCTTGACTTCTCCAGTGATAAACACGCCTACAGGTGATGTAGTAACCATAACAGGAAGTGAAACTTTAACTAATAAAACTTTAACTTCTCCCACAATAACTTCTCCCATAATTGATTTTAATAATTCTATTACCATAACTCAAATCGCTACTCCAGCTAATCCAAGTGCAGGTAAAAATAAAATCTACACCAAGACAGGCGGAAAACCATTTGTGCTTGGCTCTGCTGGACAAGAAGCTGTTATTCAAACGGTGTATACCAATAC